AACATGACAGCTAGAGCAGCCGCCAAAGCGGCAGGAGAAAAAACATATACAACTGGGGCACCCTGTAAAAATGGGCATACATCTCCTAGGGCCACAGTATCTGGGTCGTGCTTACAATGTACTGCTGAGGCTGGAGAACTATGGAAAGTACGTAATCAACATAAATTACGTGGATATTCTGCGGCGTATAAAGCTAAAAATCGAGAAGTTGTTTTAGAAAAAGACAGACTGTTAAAAGCACGTAAGCGAGCAGAAAACCCAGAGCAACACAAGTTAAATTCCTTGGCGCAGTATCGAGAACAAATGAAGTCACAGGGTAAGTCAGTTCGTGATGGCGGAAGGTTGTCTATTACAGAACTTGTCTTGCGGTTACAAGAGCAGTACAGCGGTAAGTTGCTGTACCTCGGTGAATACAAACACATGAACACCAACGCCACGTTTTTGTGCACAATACACAACAATCCTGTAGCTGCCCACCCCCATAATGTTTTACGTGGCGCTAACCCATGCCCCAAGTGCAATCATATGAAATCTGCTGGCGAGGCTGAAGTGGCTAAATTTTTATCCATCTTTACTCAAGTTGTTCAGCGGGATCGTACTGTTATCGCCCCCAAAGAGCTGGATATCCTTCTTCCGCAACATAATCTTGCAGTTGAATATTGTGGGATGTATTGGCATAGTCATGGTGACGCAGTGCAAGAACGTATGAATAGACACAAGCATAAAGAGAAGTTTGATTTATGCCAAAAATCTGGGGTTCGTTTACTCACTGTGTATGAAACAGAATGGCAAGAGCGTAAACCCGCAATTAAACGTTTGCTGCGTAACGCTATAGGCAAGTCCCACGGAAGGCTCATGGCGCGTAAATGTGAGTTACGAAAAGTTGCCCCCCAAGAAGCTTCGGCGTTCTATGATAAATACCACCCGCAAGGAGGGGCTGGTACTGGGGAGCATTATGGACTGTATTGGAATAGCAAGCTTGTTGCTTGCATGAGGTTTGTTCTTGGCGCAAATGATCGTGGAACAGCTTCCAAACGTGTCTGGACTTTGGGACGATACGCAACGCGCATTACGGTTGCAGGCGGGGCCTCTAAGTTATTTAAGGCCTTTTTAAGCGAATACCAACCAAGTGAGGTTAAGTCTTTTTCTGATAACCGTTATTTTGCCGGTGGTATGTATGAGCAACTTGGGTTTGAGATGGAAGAAGAGGTTGCACCAGACTATCAGGTATGGAGTGTGAAACTTGGTTTACACCCAAAGTCCCACTACCAACGCCGTGCGTTACCTCAACGGGTAAAAGACCATGGCGTACAGGATACATTTGATCCTAAAAATGACCCACGTACTGAACGGGACATGACTTATTTACTTGGGGCAAGGCGCATATTTGATTGTGGTAAGAAACGTTGGGTGTGGAAATCCAACAAACTTAACGTATAATAAGTACCCACGTCGTAGTACTCGTGGCCCCCACTCACAAGGTGGGGGTTTTCTTTTTAAGGTACTCTTCGTGGTGGTGGATGCGGTGGCAGTTGGCGCACAGGACGATGCACTTTTTTAGTTCTTCTTCCAACGCTTTGTAAGCGTAGTTTCTTAGCAGTACATGGACACGTCGATTGGTTTTGGATTTGACTACGTGGTGAAAGTCTAGCGCTGCTGGATGAGAGAAGCCACAATGGACGCACTTCAATGTGCTTTTAAACTCTCTCCACTTCTGCATCTGCCCCCTTCTTGCTGCGTACACACGTTTTTTATATGCCTCCTTGTTCTTCTCGTAGTGTGCTTTTGACGCTGCGGACTGCTTTTTTGGGTCTTTGTACGGCACGCGCTTTTTCTCCAGCTATGTTCAACCGCCAGTAACTACTGTGCTTCCATGCCCATGGAATTGATGGAGTGTACATACGGAACCCTAAGGAAATCAAGCTATTTGCGCTTGCTGGGTTATTCGTGGTATCTGTAATCAACCAAGCCCAATTCAATTTACGCGCTTTCTGGATGCGGACACGGATCAGTTTTTTCTGCAGTCCATGGCCTTGGTATTCTTCAAGCACACCCGCACGGCACATGTATCCAGTGTCAATCCACTGTGCTGAACGCACCATACCAGCGAACCCAACAGGCTTACCGTCTTCAGCGTATGCAATCCACCAATGACCTCGGTCAATCTTCATCGGAACGTCGCCGGGCAAGCATTCTCGTTGCAAATACATCAACAGATCGACGTATTCTTTTTTGCGTAAATCAACGTAGCGGACAGTAAATTTCATGGCGGCACCCTGTTTTTTATTAATTTATACCAGATTAAGGTTGCGCGATAACATATTTACGTGTATAAATGAGGCATGTCTGGGGAACCCCAGTCCTATAGACCGACCCAGCGGACGATGCAGAGACTATAGGACAATGTACTGCATATACAAGGAACTGCTATGGCCCGCACCTCGTTTTCTGGCCCAGTCGCTTCAGCCAATGGTTTTGAAGGCGCTATCACTGGCCCTGTTACCGCTACCACGATCTCCGCTTCTGGCAACGCTACGTTGTCTGGCACCGCTAACGTCATCATCATCCCAACGGTTGACCCCGGTGTTGCTGGCGCGATCTGGAATAACGCTGGGACACCCGCTATTTCCGCAGGCTAATCGCTCCACTTAAAAGGAGCCGATCATGGCTATGCAAACTGATGTAAAAAGCGTAGAACGTACCACTACCGGTACTGCGTATGCTGCCCCCGCCCGTCTAAAGGGTTTGGTGGTGTCGTTCGCTACGGGTGGAACAGTGGTTGTTAAGGATGGCGGTGCAAGTGGTGCTACGGTGTTTTCGTATACTGCTCCTGCCGCTGCCGGTTCTGTGAATATTGTGATCCCCGGTGAGGGTATTCTTTGCCGTACGGACATCCATGTCACCTTGACCAGCGCAACTGCTACGGTGTTCTATGGCTAAGAAGAACCCATCCCTTGCGGTAGGACGGGGCGAGAAATTGCCCGTCTCCAAGGGGGCGGGTTTGACTGCCAAAGGCCGTGCGAAGCTAAATGCGGCTACGGGGTCTAATTTAAAGGCTCCTGCACCCAACCCAAAAACCCCTAAAGATGCGGCTAGGCGTAAATCGTTTTGTGCCCGTATGTCTGGTATGCCGGGGCCTATGAAGGACGAAAAAGGCCGTCCAACACGTAAGGCAGCTAGTCTCAAAAGGTGGAACTGCAAATGAAAGACTTTTTTCATGACCTGAGCGACAGCACAAAAGCACTGCTGGATGCGGTTTCAGTCGTAACAGTGGTCGGGACGTTGATGGATATGTTGCCTTCTATTGCTGCGATACTAACGATTGTTTGGACAGGAATCAGAATCTACGAAACTGACACCGTACAGGGTTGGTTTGGAAAAGGTGGAAAAGATGCCAGCGAGTAGCGAAAAGCAGAAACGTTTTTTTGATGCGGCGGCGCATTCCCCAGCGTTTGCAAAGAAGGCCGGTGTCCCGGTTAAGGTAGCAAAGGAGTTCTCGAAAGAGAGCAAGGGTATGAAATTTAAAGAAGGTGGCGCTATGAAAGACGATATGAAGCAAGACAAGTCCATGGTCAAGAAGGCTGTCGGCATGCACGACAAACAGTTGCATGGTGGTAAGAAGACCGATCTCGCCAAGCTAAAAAAGGGTGGTAAGGCTTCTTGCTACGCTTCTGGTGGGTACGTGAAAGCTGCTGACGGTATTGCCAAGAAAGGCAAGACCAAAGGCGCCATCCGGTGATGCAGTTTTGCGCCTACATCCATGCCAGACCTAACGGAGAAGTTTTTTACGTTGGGAAGGGTACAACCACCCGGGCCAGAAGTTTAGCTAAAGCTGCCCGGAGTAAGTGGCATGGGCGTGTAGTAAACAAGTACGGTAAAGAAAACGTTCTTGTTGGTGTGATGGAATGTTCTTCAGAGCAAACAGCGTTTGAGCTTGAGATTGGGCTAATAAAATGCTTGCGGAGGATGGGGGCGCGGCTTGTTAATCAGACTGATGGTGGGCAAGGGCAGGCCGGGCGCAAACCAACACCAGAAGAAAATGCAAAACGCGTTGCGAAGATAAAAGGCGTTCCACGACCATTAAGTGTAAGACAAGCTATCAGCGCTGCGCATAAAGGTAAAAGTGTCAGTGATAGCACAAAAGCAAAACTGAGTCAGATATTTAAAGCCCGACCGCTGCACCCGAATTTTCTGGCACGTCAAAAAGGGCGTGTAGGGGCGGCAAACCCCCACGCAAAAAAGGTAGTTGCAGTAGACACGAACGGTAATGAACTTATGTTTGATACCCTCACCGCCGCCGCTTCGTATATTGGTGGGGATGTTGGTAAAATATCTAGGGCTATAAAACGTAATTTCTTCCACTTGGGGTGGAAGTTTAAATACTATAGGCAGGAGCAACCATGAGAGCCTCACGNGGNATGGGNGATATTAACCCAGCCAAGCTTAAAACCATCAAGAAGCGCGATGGTAACGAGCCGGTAAAGGTGTACAAGAAGGGTGGTGCGGTCTGGGATAAACCCAACCCCAAGAAGAAGTCTACCCCTCTTACCCCGGCTAAGAAGGCAAGTGCTAAAGCTATGGCTAAAGCCGCTGGTAGACCCTACCCGAATCTCGTGGATAATATGCGTGCAGCGGGGAAAAAATGAACACATCCGGTACCGCAATGTGTTATCATACCCAGTACATAAATGGAGCAATCTATGTACGGGGTAATATACAAAATCACCAACACGGTTAACGGTAAATTTTATATCGGCCAAACAATTATGAGACTTGAAAATAGATGGGGCAAACATAAGTCTGACGCCAAAACAGGCGCTGGATGGGTGTTGGCTTCAGCTATTAGGAAGTATGGCGCGGATGCTTTTATCATAGAGGTTGTAGAAGAGCACGAATGCAAAGACAGCCTAAATGCGGCAGAGATTCGGTTAATTGCTGACCTGAGGCCAGATTACAATTCTTGTGCTGGCGGTGGAGGGTTGGG